AAAAATTTCCTGATTAGTTAATGTGCCAAAAGAACCGCCAATTAAAATCACTAATTCAATTCCAGTATAATCAATTAATGAATTTATATCATTTTCTAAAACAACAATCTTTCTATTAACAGGTTCTATGTTTTTATTAAAATTAGCTTGTGCAATTGCTTCCGCTGCTTCTGGGGTAATACCACCTTTATCTACCCAAGCAATAGCACCATTTACCACGCCCAACACTTTACCATTTTGATCTAAAATATCTGGCAATAATGCCAGTAAAGCATCTTCACGATTTGTTTTCCCAGTTCCGCCTTGCTCAATGGTAATAGGAAAATTTACTCCGCTTTTAGCTACAAAGATTTCACCAGTTTCTGGGTCAATTTCTACTGCATTCTCTGGGACATCTTTTCTTTTTACACCGCCAATATGGTCGTCTCTGGGGGGTAATAAACTAATTACTTTGACTGTTTTTGTGCCACTAACATAAATACCCTCACCTTCTAAGATATCAGTAATACAATCTGTAGACGGAGTTTCCCCAACGCCTTTTACAAGCCATACGGAGCAAGGTTTTTTTGAAGTGTAAGAGTTACCCATATAGTAATAAATATTATAAAAATATTAAAAATTATGTATATGGGTGAAATGATACATTGTTGATACGATATTCTATATTTATTATCGCACTTTGTCAAGAATATTTAATGACCAATAGCACCACAACCTTTAGTTAATTTTGTTGCACTAAAAATATCTGCTGGACTTTCATAACCACAACCACTAGAAACATCTTCAAAATAGACATAACAAAATTTAGTGTTCCTAGAAGCGGGGCTTATTGATATATAACAATAGTTTTTATCACATTTAAAACTAGGAACTCCCGCATATTCACCGCTTACGGATTTTTTCAGCATATCCATTTCAAAATTTTGTAACCATGCCATAAATCCGCCAAGTCTAATTACGTCTTGTGACCTTAATCTTTCTCCATCATTTACAGATACTTGCTGTCCATTATTTAGCCAACATCCTCCATGAACTCCTAAATAAAAAGAATCACCACCTTTCTCTTTTTGAATGATTTTATCTAACATTGCATCATCAAATTCTTGTGTTGTAGAAAAATTTAAATTTCCCCCTGCGACATATTTATATTGCCCTTCACTTGTTAAAGTCTGAGATTTTATTGTTAACGGATTTGTTGATAGATTTTCTTGATCTTGATGTCCCACACACGAGACTAACGATGATGCCATTATAATACTTATGGCTACTTTTTGATGTAACTGCATATATACTCCTAAATATTGCTGACAGACAAACAATAGTCTGTCTAGTCAGTAATATAACATATATATGATGTTAAAGTCAATTATGTAAGTTCTTTACCATCTAGCTCCGCTTCTAGCCATGCTGGTGCAGTTACCTTTGTTAAATCTTTTGTTTCATCAAGACCAACATAATATTGATCTAATTCTTGTTTTTGATTTTTAGTTAATTTATTGTAATATGGAGTAACTTTATATGCTCTAATTTTAGCAAGTTCATCTCCAACATATCCTACTAAAGTCCCTATAGCTAAAACAGATACTTCAAATTTGTAATCTGCGGGTAACGAACTAGCTAATTCTACCGTTATATGACCAGTAGTGATTTCTACTACACGCCAATAGCCTATCCCTTGATTAGATACTGGCAAAAATACAACAAAAGGAATTTCTTTAAACATTAAAAGAGACCCAGTGTTTCCCGCATACCCTATAGTTATTACAGAATTTGCTGTAATTTGGTAGTTCTGCATTGAAACAACAGTGCCATTTGCCAAAGTTAATATTCTATTTTTAATCCAATTTGCCCCTGTATCTTGTCCATATCTTGTAATATTACCAATCGCTTTACTCATATTAACGTCTATAAAATATCCACCAGTATAATGTGCACACAATGAACCATTTGATGCCAAATAAGCTATACTTTGACCTTGATCATTAAATATTTCGACACCGTGTCCATCAACTATATTAAAATATTTTTTACCGTCAAAAATAGAACCTGCAGTAATAGAATGAATGTCATGAATTTCTGTACCATCTGCAGTATTTTTATAACTGTATATTATAAACCACCCAACATGAGATGCTAATGTAGGCTTAGGGTTTATATTATTATCTACCAATGATTGATAATATACCCAATAACCTGTTGTATCATATTCTCTAATTACAAAATCTTTAGGATAACCACCGTTGTTGTCTATTACAGATTGCGACCATTCTGGGATTGCTCCCATTGACAACAATGCTACAGGTTGAGAAATAGTATTATACATATCTAATATCATTTTTAATGTAGTAGCCACTGCGTTGACATTAACCGTACCATCTTCATTATAATATGGTATTCCTTGATTTGCACACAAACCCTCAGCGACAGATTGCCCTTTTTCTACTGGTTGAAAAGGTAAAGTTGTAGGCGGTGTTGCATTTGCAAAACCTATTGGAGCGTTTAAGGGAATTATTTTTTTCCCAGTTAAATTATATGTTACGTTGTTGCTGTCTTTCATTATTTTTTAATCCTAAAAATCTTCTTGTTTAATTTCCCATTGCACATTTACAGGTAAAGGCATTATTCTATTACCCCCATATCCTGTTTTTGTACTAAATAATAAATACCAATTTTGATTATCTAATCCCATCTCATTGATAAATGGTAAGTCATGCACTATTTCCCATATTTCACGACCGTTAGGCTTTGTAATTATATTTACTTTCCATTTCATGTTTTTATTTGGATTGTCGCCAACTAATTTTTCTTTAAAAAAATTATTAAGATAGTCTAATAATCTTCCTAATGTACATGCGGTATATTGCAATTTATACGCATTAATCAATAAAATACGATATTCTTTTAATGTAAATGCAGTTCTTGTGACTTGATTGTTATAATATGTTCCAACTCCATCATACGATCTATTAACTATATTTAAAGGTAAAATACTTGTTTTTGGTGGTAATAATCTTACTGGTTTCTCATTATAACCTATAATATTATTCACATAAGGAGAATAGTTATATTGAGATTGATTTAATAAACTTCCCCACCAATCAAGTCTAATCTGCGTAATATCATCAGGCGTATCAGTTACTGGAGTCATCAAATTATAATAATCATTAAAAAATTTATTTCTATCAATAAAGCATTTACTTACAATAATATTAATGAATTTTGACAAACATTCAGCTTGTCCATATTGTGCATATAATGGAATATCAGCAGTTATATCTTGATCTTGTATCATGATTGTGCAGTCCATTGAATAGCAATTGTAGCATCTTCTACTGTAGGTAATTCCCATATTGGCGAACATAAAATAGTTTTATTGATTTTATCTACAAAGCTCATTGAGATATCATAACTAGGTAACCCTAAAGTTGATAATGCTTGATTGAACCATTGTAAATAAAATGGAATACCCTGTACAACTTTGTTATGATCGTATCCGCCATGTTGAAATTGATTTTTTATGGCGTTTTTTATTGTTTGATCGTTAATCGCATAATTGCTATGAGATTCTTTAATATTAACATTAAAATATACTTTAATTGGCGTAGTTTGTACCCATGGAAATATATAATCTATATTGGTAGCGGTATCAGTATGTGTGGCAGTTTTTTGATAAATAGAGGGCATATTTACTGGATACTTGTACGGCATAGCTCTATTATAGTATAATGTTTTTGCAATTGCGTTTCTATTATCTAAATTATCTTCACAAGATAAAGAACATACTATTGAATTGCTATATAATGTTGTCGCTCCTTGACTATTAGGAAACACTCCGATATTATCTGTATTATTAATCATAGTAACAATAGCAGTTGCATTTGGTAAATTAGCTATTAATTCACTTTCTAACACAGAATAACCATTTTTAGCTTCTTGATTAATGGTGATAAAAGTTCTATTTTTTAACTCTTCATCCGTATCTTCTTCTTGACCAATATCAACTGTCGAGCTTTGTGAGGCATTAAAAACTACTTCATTTACTCCTGTTACTTGACTGATAATTGTATATACATTACTTGCCTCTATAATTACACTACCCCATTGCTGAGATACAAAATCTGCCATTGCCGACCCTGTATTATCTAAAGTAATTGTATCTAAATTATATAACTGTATCTTTAATTCAGGATTTGAGGTATCTGGAGTGCTGATTAATAAAGCCAGAGGTGCAACAACAGTATTTGCATCACCTTTGACCTGTAATTTAACTATTGTGGGTCTTGCTCCTTCTATTGGCACATTCATTATTTGACATATCATTCTACGCCCTGCACCTGTAGCCGTATTGGGATTTAATGAATTCCTTAACCATATCGGCAAATTCTGATTCATTAAATACATAGGAGCTAACGCCATAACAAGCTGATCCATAACTGTACCACCAACCGCTAAACCGTTTACACTTTTTAAATCTTGATTAAATGAGGATTCTATCCAATTTAAAACTTCTTGATAAGATTCAGGCAATGTTTCTGATGGAATCCCTGAAGCCGAATTACCTGCATCAAACTTTTTATGCAGTTCAGTTAATATTAAATCATTTTCTGTTTTTATTTTTGCAATTCTTTTTGTATTTACATCTTCTTGGAGCATTATACTATTCCTATTATTTCTATTGAGCTATTAATTGGACACATTATTATTGGTTCTAAATATATATCACTTGCCTCTAGATCATCTTGCCATTTCTTCAATGTAACTGCATTGTCTTTTAAACTATCAGGATAAATAATGCTATTATTTGTAAACCATATTTTTAAATAAAAAGGATTTGTAGGGTACACATATCTTATTATAATTGACCCGATGGGTAATGGATCACTTGTTCCTGTAAATAATTTTATTTGTAAAAGAGGATTATTTATATCTACACTTAAACTTCCAACAATCTCTGGTATTGTCGTTTTATTTGGCAATGAATTATTATTATTTGCAGAATCTATCTGTAATGTTGTAACCAAGCCATTACCATATCTTACCGTAACGTCAGCTGTAAGTTTATAATCTTTATACGCAATAATAATATCTTGTACATTGACTTGATAAGCATTATAGATATCTTCACTAAAGTTATTCTTTAAATAAGCATTCCAATTACCATGTGAATTAAACCAATTTACCGAACCTTGATAAGGTGCTAATATCTTTCTAATACTAAACTCAAATAGATTAAACTCATTTATATTGCCAGTTGGGGATAATAACTGCGGATAATTCATACCTACTTGCTTATTAAAAGCCCATTCTCTAATCCATAACTGTAACATATTACTAATAGCTTGGTTACTAGCATCTGTCCCAGTCTTAATTGCTATACATTTATTGATTAGATACCAATCATTGTTTTTATTAGTAGCTATGCAAGAAATCATACACTAGCCTTTACTGACAATGAACCGTTAGCAAATGTCATCGTTCCACTCATAGCTCCAGTTACACCATTAAAAGTTACATTAGCATTCAATAAAGTCAATATCATATTGGATATTAATACTCCATTTATTGCATTGCTCCCTAAAGATACTGCTGTTGTATTTAATGATGTTGATAATCCTGATACTTTTAATTGTTGTGTTTTTATATCAGTCTCTTTATTTTCTATAGTTAATTTTTCTAGATTATGAATTGTCATGCTTTTATCATCAGTAAAATCAATATAGTTAAGAGGCGGTGTTTTTTCTAAATACCCAAATATAAAAGCTGATGATAACTCATGGAATACGTTACCTTGAGTATTACCAACTTCCCAAGATTCTTTTATTAGATTCCAGTCTCTATCAGATACCCCAACAATAACTTTATCACCTTTCTTATACTTCAACAACAGACCTGTATTTCCACATCTTATATTTGTAGCAGGTACATCTAACATTATAGATGCTTTCTCCCATTTGCCTGACGTTGTTTGTCTATTCAATAATGGTTGTACTTTATACCAATATATACCGCCTTTATCTTTTCCATCTTCCGCTATCTCACTAGGTAGCATCGTTCTAGCAGACATCATAGCATTATTGATAACTTCTTGTATTGCGTCTGTAAGGGATTGTGCCTGTTGTGCCGTAAAAGATGATTTTAGAGATTCCATGTACTTATGTTTGTATAGTTGGTTTAGTTAACTGGAGTACATTATACCATTTATCTGTATTGTTAGATAGCATAATGTGCATACCTATTATATTGTATTCACCCTCCCACCTTGTTACGCTAGTTGCTAACTGTATCCGCTGTCCAAATATAATTGTTTGATCGTACCATGTACTCACTTCTAAGCCGTAAGGTAATGCATGAGGGTATTTGAATTTTACATTATCATCACTTATAATAGCAATTCCTTTTTTATTTATCAATGCTTTATTCTGTGGAGCTATATAAACAGTCCGACCTATTATTCTCCACTGATAACCAAATTTAACACATGCTTTTGCTAGTTGAGCTTCCCAGTTCCCCTCTAAATGAATTCCTATAAAATTTCCTGTAACTTGGCTAACATCTGGAGTTAATCCTGCATCTTGGCTTTTTGCAATGATAGATAAAAACAGAAACTGTAATGATTGCGGTTTTTCACTTCCTATAATAGTAGCTTGTGATGTTTGATTTTTAGTCACACCGCCCTGGAATCCTTGTATTACTAAAGCTCTATTACTTTGTGACGGATTATCGCATTCTATTGTTGCCATAACAACTTGAGCTTCCACCAATAACGGCGGTTTATCACCATTAATTAGCTCGTTACCTGCATACACTCTAGCTTTATTGATTGCTAGATTCCAGTTATTCTCAAATTGGGCTACTAAATATTGCATAATATCGTCCCACTTTTGACCGTACAATACAATGTTTGTTTCTATTGCAGAAAATCCGCTACCTTGCATTACTACTTCAATATCAGCAACAGCATTACCGTAACCACTATTACATACTATAGTTTTTATTCCATTTTTACCTTGGAAATATCTACCTTTCTCAAGCTCTAATTCTACAGTGATGTATCTAGTTTTCAGCATTTAAAAGTAGCTTTTTAATAATTTAATGAATTCTGAATCAGTAAAATCTAAATCTTGAGAATCTCGATAATCCCCAAAAAATACATAAAACATTTTATAAATTCCGTTTTTACCAAAATCTTCATATCTAGGTTGTTTAGTGTTATATGGACTATATACAAAAAAATAACCCCTTAGTTTTATTAATTGTACGGCTGGTGTTACAAACCTATTAATATTTGTCATTGGCATAACTTCACAACCGCCAACCGCTAATTGATCGCCAAGCCATAAACTACAAGTCATGGTATCGCCAATGTAAGCATTTGTATTTTTATCGTAATTAACATCTGTATTAATTTGTATAGTTACTATCTGATTGTTTAGATTCAAATTAGTGATTCTTTGATTAGCTTCCGTGTTATCAATTAATATTTCTTCAATTATCATTTTGACACTACCCCTGAATTAGTTGGCTTGGTTGCCGTATTACTTGAAATAGCACCGTATTGCGTTTGAAATGGTATTATTTCTTGTAGTCTTAGTATGTATTGTAATCTACCCCTTGTTTTTTGATTAACCACTTTATGGGCTTTTACTATCTTTAAATTAGTGTATAAATGGTTGTTAGGATAATTCTGTTTAATAACAACCGTTCTTTTATTTCTCAAATACTCTTCTACCTTATTTTGTATTTCGTCCATATTAGATAAGTAGGTAAGCATATCACTTGGAGGGGGTACAAAAAATGCTTCAAATTCTACAATTCTTGGTAATAAGTTTTGATCACAAGCCCTAAATTCCCCATTTTCTAGCGGCTGTTGTATTATTTGAGATTCTAATATGTCGTTAAAATTATCGCTTAATGCAGTGAATGCTATTGCTATTTTTCTATCTACATCTTCTAATAATTCATCTTGATCGTATAATACAAACGGTGGGTGAAAAGGAGCTGAATTAAATAAGTTAGTAATGTCATTAATGATATTCAATTTTTGTAAGCTCCCACATTATTAAGTTGTAAACTTAGCCAATCTTTTTTATTCACACTTTTTACTGCAGACACTATTTTCCCTGCATCTTTAGTATCTACACCATTAATAGTAATATTCTGCGTTAAGTTAACGTTTGCTTTTTGCATAATATCTTCTGCGTATCCGTTATAACTGCCCCCAGTCTGCATATAATGTTTCATTCCACCATAGCCACCATTATAATAAGCAAGTCCAGACCCTACTAACTGTTCTTGAGATAATTGCATGTGATTTTTATTAGCATATTGTAAAGCTCTTTCCATACCCTGCCGTAAGTATTTATCTCTTAGCATTTTGTTAGTATCATAATCAAATAATTCATCAGCCGTATATTGCTTACCACCTATCTCATTGGCAGTTTTTGGCATTAATTGAAATGCACCAAGTTCTCCACTACTGCCAACAGCATAATTATACCCACCGCTTTCTTTCATTCGTTGAGCGTTTGTCAATTGAGGGTTATTAATTAAAGCAGATAATAGATCATTTCCAGTCTTGCTGATGTTACTATTTCCCAATAAATGATTGATTTGTGGGGTAAGATCATCTCTTCCGCTTTTAACATCTAAATCTGGGATAGTACCTTTTATTAGATCATATAGCCAAGTCTGCTTGTAAGCTTTGTAAGCATCTTGCCCAAATTTTGATTGATTTTTTGTTGTACCGCCCCACATCGACCAATTTGAACCGTGAAAAGATTCTTTCAATACTTCTTTAAAATCATGCCCGACATCAAATAAAGTATCAGCATAAGTTAAAGTTTTTGCAAACGTCTTCTTTGCTTTATTTTTCCATGTTTGAAGTTCTGCATCAGCTTTCATAGCTTCTTCAGCTTCTTTATCTGTAGTCGCAGTTGTTGTTTCTGCTTTGTTTATTGCAGGTAGTAAATTTGGTTGTAGCAATTGATGAGCAGTTACTGTACTTACACCCAATGCTTTTTGTAACATACCCTCTTGAGCTAATGGCGTCAGTGTTCTTAATGATTGAGATTGTAATATATCTAATATGTATTTGTTTGTTTGCTTTTCTGAGCCATCTGCATTTTTATTAGATATACCTAACAATGTGTTTACTCTTGTTAAGTATTGCATTGCTTGAGAAGCTACAACTGCATCAGGAGAGAATTGATCTGTTTGCATTTGTGCAATTCTGGCAAATAATTGATCTGTTTCTCCTGCATCAATACCTACCTGTCTTGCACCTTGTTGAAAAGCTGATAGTTTATTAGGGGTTGTATGTAAACCACCAGACTTATAACCCAATTGTGCATTATCACTTATAGCATTTACAAACGCACGACCAGTTAATCCTATACCTAAAGCACCTGCCATTGAAGATAGTCCACCAAATGAATTTTTAACAAACCCATTTATCTGATTGCTATTTTCATTAAAGAAGTTTTTAAATCGTTGCGTTGAACCTGTTAAAAACTCAGCAAAGCTATTTGTGGCTTTCTTGGTGTTTTGTTGTACTTGTTCAGTAGCATCTTGTGCGGTCTTAGCATTATCTTGAAAAGTTTCTTTTACCTTTTCTTTATGACCTTTTAAGTGCTTATCAAAGGTTTCACCCATCTTAGAAGATGTTGACTTAGCTTTTTGCTCTATTTTATTTAAGCTACTATCAAGCTCGTCAGTATCGACATCTACGCCAATGGTAAAATCTAAATCTTTATCGTCAGACATTATTATTTGCCTCTGTTTCTTTGTCTATTATATATTGATTGTATGATGAGATTTCTAATTCATGCAACATCATTACATAATCTTCTAGCCTGTATGCTTTTATATCTCGCACCAGAATATACTTATTGATTAATAACTTTATCGTAGGTAAGCTAAACATCTTATAGACAGCTAATTTATTCAATGATTCTTCTGATAAATCATTACTGCTGTCTCTTGCTACTTTTTTACTTGCAATGACCCAATGATCTTTTTAACTGCACTGCCATATCTTTTTTGTAATATTTGATAAGCTAGTGTGTAAATCTCAATCTTATTAAACAATCCTTGCAATACTTGAATATTCTCTAAACTATACTTAGCATCACCCTCATATACAGTAACACCAGTAAATACCACTTTTAAAGTTGAATTGATAATATTATTAAAGTATCTTTCTTTCGCTATATCATATTCTTGTTGAGATAAATTGTTGTTAATATCGCAACTATAATTACCTATGATTGCATTGTTCATAATAGTATTAATAAAATACTCTATACTGAATTTTGATGCCATATCTTTTAATGATTCTATGATCTCTTCATTATCAATAAAGCCACCAGATAAAAAAGAATTGAACATAGTCAACAATATTAAATGCCATATTTTTAATTCACACTCATTAAAGTTTTTATTTACATTGCAAAAACTTAATAACACTGGGTATATATCCATCAAACTATCCTCTGCATTTATATCAGCAATAGTTATTGTTTTACCTTTATATACGATTTGTTCTGGTAATTTCTCATTCATTAATTTATCATAAGACGTTTGGTTGCTCATTGTTTTATTCCTTTTCAATTAAGTTATTTAATTTTATTCTCTTTCTTAGCCTGTTTCACCATAGCTTCTTGGATTTCTGGAGAATTGCTTAATTTACCAATTGGCAAATCGTTAACAACCTCTTTAGTTATTTGCTCATCTTTCAACCCTTGGGCTTTTGCAATATCATAACTTTGTTGTGCTACTTTAGATACTGTTTGTCCTATTGTAGCATTTAAATTAGCATACTGTCTTGTTATTTGCTCTTGTTGCATTGCCACGTCTGAGTAATTACGAGCTAATTTTAGATCAACTTGTTTCTGCATTAATTCAGAATTAGTTTGACTTAATAATCCTTGTACCACATCAAAAGCAGTTTTAAATACACCATAACTAGCATTTGACAAATTAGTAGCATCAAAACTTAAAGTAACCTCTTGAATCTTACGATCTGCATTTAAAGCCCAACCATTAGTTGAGTTTAGAAAAGCTACTCCAGTAAAATGTTGTACTAAACTTGTACTAGCTGAATATAACCAAATTGACCCATTTTGATCTGTCAATGATGGGAATTGTTGTTGTTGATTAAAAACTTTCAAGCACTCACTAAATAATAATGAAGTCCTTTTTACTGTTATTTGTACACCATGTGTAGCCGTTGCAACAGTTAAAACTCTGTAACCATCAATTGTTGTTGCTGATGTTGTACCGCCATTTACACTGCTACCTATCCAGTTATTTTCACCTGATTGAGTAACTCTTAAAACCCCTTTAGGGAAATTCTTTAAAAATACTATTACCTCTAAATCTTTTGCGGTATCAAATATTGATGGAGCTAATCCTACATTTTCTATTGCCATATCTCACCTCTTAATAGTTAACAGCGTTTAAATTAATATCTACAGTCAATACTGCACCTTGAGAGATATATGCTATAAAATATCTCATAGTCTCTACATCTGAAATATATTCACCTTGTGATACCCAATAACCAGTATTCGTCAATGCTTCTTGTATCTCCCCTTGATCAACTTCTAAATTTCTAGATAGTTGTCTTAATGTTTCTTGATCTTGTAATGAAGTCCAAGTTTTACCTGTTGCAATCCAACCTCTAGTTACCTCTAATTCTAAAATTGATACAATTAAATTTTTAACAGCAGTACCGCCAGTATTCGTATCTGCACCAATACTTTCACCGCTAACAATCATTCTGTAGCTAACTGAATCTTGTATGTCTTTTCTAATTCTATTTTGTCCATAGAATTTATCAATAGAGTTTTGAGATCCATATAAACCTACATTAGCTCCAGTATCTCCACAACGACCTATTCTATATGTATTTAATGGAGTTGTTCCTTTGAATCTACAATATACGTTACAAGCATAAGATAAATAATCTTGATAATCTTGATCTGTCATATTTTCACCAATTAATATACCTGTTGTTTTATTCATTGGATAATGATAATCAACACCCACAGCCATAGCCCCAAACATCCAAGCATTTAACATTTCACCATTTTTATAAGTGTTATTAATGATTAATGGTGTGTTTAAGTCATAAGTTGGCGATCCATCACTTAATGTAATTGAATGAGCGTAATTATTATTTTTTAATGTTGTAATTAATGATAATGCTTCCACTTTTCCATTTACCCCTACAGCACAAATGTATTGATCGTTTTGATTGGCTAGATAGTTGGCTACTTCTAAAATCAAAGTGGTATTTAATGACTTGTCGCTATTTCTAAAGCCATCTTTAAACCAGAATCCTACAAACGGAGTATCATTGTAAGTAATTTTGTCAAAATTATTTGCAAAAGTTTCAACATCTGCACCTTGAGAAGTAACCGCAAGACCGTTACCAAAGCCCATAGCTATAGCAAACGCATCAGCATTGGTAGCTGGAGGCGTAAGAGTATTAGGGGAAGTACATGGTAATACTGTATGAGATGCCCCAGTCATATTAGAGTTTACTAATATACTAAAATCATTTTGCACAATTGCAGTAGCTCCTGCCATATATGGAGTTGTTTCTCCTGATTTAACAAATGTTGTCAATGCTGTTTGTATTTTTGTTGCTAATGTTGTTGCAGAAGCTAAATCAGCAGGAACTATAATAACTGGAATTACTAAACCGTCAAATAAAAAGTTTAATGTTCCACCTGTTGGGTACGCGGTTTTTATATCTGTAAGAGAATTTACTGTAAAAGATATACCACTTCTTATCCATGGAGAGACAGCATCACCCATTATTAATCTACCAAACCACATAAAATCAGGTGCTTCATTTACACCTTGATATCCACTAAAGTATGCTTCGGCTTGTTTATATTCATCTGAAGTAATCCCAAAATACTCACCAACCTTGTTTGCATTTTGAAACCCAATTAAATACCCCTCATCACCAATTGGCACTAATGCGTTTGGCGTTAAACAACACCCATTCTGATTTTGTTCTATGGCTAGAGTTTCGCTTGAAGATACCTTTACTCTAACTATTTCACTTATTGGCACAGCCATAATTTTCTACCTCTTAATAATTAATAGGAAATAACCCAATTCCAACCTCTTGAAATTTCTCAAGAGGCATAACCACAATCTCACAACCTTGTAACTTTAACTGCACTGGAAATTTAGTTACATAAGCTCTTTGATCTATATCTTGTGTTTGATTATTTACCAATCGGCAATCTTCAACCACTAATCCATACTTACGTAAAAGCCAATCACAACCTACACGAGTATTTATACAGTTTCTAAACTTATTAGCAGTTGCATAAGCATCTTGCCCAACAAAATCTATTTGTAATGTATAATCTACTTTTTGTTTGTATAGCTGTTCAAATTGCTTTAATTCTTCATTTACTCTAGTATAATTTTCAGATTGAATAATAGGTTGATCCGTATATAATAAATTCATCAAAATGAAATTATTATCACCACTTAATGGAGCATAATTCTGATAACCGCTTACTATTCTATCTTGTGTATATTTGGTCTCAGAGTTATATAAGACCATACCAAGAATGAATTGTTTTATAGATAAAAACAACACGCTATCTATTGGTAGATCATTCACTTAAGTATCTCCCTACTAACAACAGGATTCAATACTTGATAACGATTATTTATGCCAGGAGCATCTTTTTGCTCTATACCCCATACAATAACGTCATCGCCTAAATTCTCTTGATCTATCATATATACTGAATAATATAAATCATTCCATTCTATATAATCCTGACCTCTATCCAAGTTTCTATTTAATGCTCTAACAGATACCTCATCAAATAAAAACTTCCTTTTTACACCTGCAATATTTACAAATTGAGCTTGTTCTAATTCTTGTACTGTCGGTATTTGAATGGTAGCCATGCTATCTTCTAATTCATAATATCCAATTTGTCCACCGTTATCATCTACAGTTTGACCTACATATTTCCAGATCGTAACACCACGTTTAGGATTTACTGCTACATGATAAAATGAAGTAGAGCTACCTACTTTATAAAATGGATTCATTCTACTTTATACTCCACGGATTTCTGCATTTGCCCAGTCCACATTAGCGGAGTGTCTTTTCCTTTTAATGCAATAGTTAATGGAGCATTAGGAGTCCAGCCACCCTCACTTATACTAGCCTGAATATCTTGCATGATACTCACGCCTAGTACATCAATAGCTTTATCAGCATCTTTAGTGGCTTTTAACCCAAACTTTAATCTTTTAGCATAATCTTTTTTATTCTTTTCAAAAGCTAAGTTCATAAATGGTCTGGGTGGTATAATAATATTAGTCTTATCTTTGCCTATAGCATGATGAAAATTGTAAATAAAGAACCATCTCATTTTTTCTGTAACTGGTATTATTACTCCGTAATTATTCCATCTCGCTATTTGAGCTATCCCTTTTTCAAAAAAACCAACACGCAATTTCTTGTATCTTAATTTTTGAAGTTTAGCTATTTTTTCTTTAGCCTTAGATGAATTAATGGTTACGTTATATCCCACTTTATCCACCCAAGAAACAAAACATATTATCCGATGTATAACCATAAGTTGAACCATTGTTTTCCATAATGGCATACACAAGACCTCCATGGGTAGTCTTACCCCACCAGGTCTTATCTTTTGGTAAATCAAAAAACGATGTACCCTCTTGCCCTTTATGTGAAGATGCAATATTACCTCCTACAAGATTATATTGCACACCATATAATATATGAGCCAGAACACAATTAGCTATATAGCTTAATGTCATACCTTGATATAACCCGTCAGAATTAGTTTTATCTTTAGCAATCTGTAGAGCATTTTGCCCATAAAGAATCACATTAGAAACATACAAACCAATTAATTCTTCATCTGTATATTGTGTTAGTACCAATCCATGTATTCTATAAAATGGATTATCTCTAAATTCTTGAGGATTAAATTCTGGTATAATGTTCATTATTCGCTTACCGCTCCGCCTTTTTCTTTCTCTTCTTTTAATCTCTTGCGATGCTTTAATTCGTTAGTGTACCCTCTTTCTGCATAGTCAGCATCAGCAGTCACTTGCACAGATCCTTTTCTGCCCCTTGATTCACCCTCAAATACATCTTTAACTTTTATTGTTTCATTCCCTTTTTCAGACTTTATTCGCTTTTCTTTTTCTTTTGCAGGGTCAAGACCGTCTGCTGTTACATATTCTCTATCTTTAATTACTGCACTGGCTTCTTTTGTAACTTTGCTATTGGAATCACTGTAAACGGCTTTAATCCAACCTAAACCACCATCAATAGCTTCTATCATATCAGGTCTATAGTTAGGTTTCATGATTACCATTCCGTTTATAGCTACGCCATGCTTAAATCTATCAAGCATTTCTGGATAATATTTATCTTTCCACTCTTGAGCTGTTACAGGTCTTCTTTCTTTCTCAATCCCCATTCCTGCTTCATCATAAATAATTACAGTAGGAGCTATTGCGATATATTCACCTTTCGCACGATGAGCTTCTATGTTTTTCTCAATTCCATCAATGATAATTTCCCACTCTTTATGAACTTTAGTGATTAATGTTGTTACCAATTCTTCTTGTTCTAATCTAGTAACCCTTCTTAAGTCTGGGATATCTTGCTCATAATTGTATTTTGTATAACTTAATGTGTTATGTGTGTTTATTACTTTAAAATCGCTCATTGTTTTAATCCTTTTAATAAAATTTAAATTAATTTGCCAAATTATATATTTTCACGTATTGAGAAAATGGTATAAACAACCCTGTGTATTGAGTCATATATACATAAGTTTGTACAGTTCCTTGCGTTTGTGGAGTTCCAATTGGTGATAACTCACGAGAAAATATTTCCATAGCTGGGTTATTTTGACGATCTTTCACAAAAGCTGTAGCAATCATAACGTCATTAGGTAATCCAGTCATGTTAGCTTCTAATGTAGATGATGCTTCAAAGCTAAAATTAAGATTTGAAGATATTACATTTTTAACAGCCAACGGAAATTGACTAAATAATCGTAAAAACATTGTTAATTTAGCGGGTGGCATTATAAATTTAACTTCTAATGTTAAATCCGCATGACCCTTTAAAATAAACAAATAATCATTTAATATAGCAACAAAGTTATTATATACGTTGTAAGCATTCGATAAATCAGGAAGTGGTAAATCTTGTCTAGCAATACCCCAGCTTAAATAACCTTTTATCCCTGCAGGAGCATAACCCAACGCTATCATCAAGTCTTTTTTGTTTCTATCAGACATCATTGCTAGTTCTGTTTTATCAGCAAACAAATCAATACCAGCTCTACCCATTTCACCTTGTTCTTCAATACCAATTGATACTGTTTCTTGGAATCTAGCAACGGGTAATAAGTCAGCCATGATGTTCATGTTTGTATAACCCTCATATTGACCATCAGCATACATTGTAATGTCTTCAAGACCATTCATTGTGTAATCTTTGAACATAACTTGTAATGCTTTAATCCATAGCGAACCTGCTTGAATAGTTTCACCAACATATTCACGCATTGTTAACTTACGCATCATGTAAGAAAACATACGATTTCTTGGCAATACTTCAACTAACATAGAATAAGGAACACCCTGCACAGTTGGGTTGTTGCTATCCATTACTGCATTTACTTCATGCTTGTTTTGTTCGTCAATATAAAGCATTGGACGAGCAGACCCATCTTCTGCAACATGACTTAACCCTTTGTTAACAGTACATCTATAGTTAGATTCCATGTTATCCACAGCAATACTAGAATACATTTCTTTCTTAGTATCCATAGATACCTGTACACCTAACATTGATTGAAAAGATTTTGCAGTGGCTTTATTGTCTAACCCTAATTCTTTTCTAATACAAACTTTTGTACCATCTGATTTAACATAATTATCCCAAGCTAAATTTTTATAACTATCCTCAGTCAACATCTCAGTATTTTCTTGAGCCATGTCTAAAGCATATTGCTGTCTTGCTTGAAAAGTTTCTTTTAATGCACTGTTTCCCATCTTCTTAGAAATAGAATCAGATGCCGAAGTATTGAATTTTTGTTTTTTATATATGTTTAACATTTATTAAACCCCCATTTGATATTTAATACGGCATAAAGATAACCCTGTACCGCTGTAAAGAAAAGAATCATTTTGCTTTTGTAACCCAATAGCCATAACAATATAAGGCAACCCAATATAACCTGCTGGAATTTCTGTACCTGGCAAATAAGCATAGTAGGTCAAAGCGTCTAATGCTGTAGAATTTGCAGTAGGTATTTTCACTGCTACTTTAGCACCTAAAATCAATCCACCTGATTCACCTGCTTTAATAGCAACTAAATCTGATGCTAGTTGGTTAAGTGGCTGAATAGTAAATTGAACATTTGCTTGATACGATAGAATCTGATCTTGTGGCGTTCTAAAAGCATCTGCCGTTAATTGTGTTGAGGAATTATCAAATATCGCCATACCTGCAATACCTGCTAAACTATAATCCACATTTGTTGCTTTGTACACTCCGGTAACGTATAACAATTCTTTGTTATCATACGGACTATTAGAAACAACTGGTGTTGTATCATAATACAATATTTGCGATCCATAATGAATCTCCCCAGAAATTGCAGATTGAGTTTGCAAAGCAAGATTACGATTTGTAATCATACCAGGAAAACCTGCTGGGAATTGTTGATTAATTTGAGTTGTTCTCATTATCTTTTACCCTCATAAGATTTTTTATTATTTTCTACTGAATCATGTGCAACAAAAGAATCAACAGTAATGTGTTCATTGTGCCTTACATAAGCATGAACAGCATCTAAAGCTACTTTTTTGCTTCTACGATCTAGTTTTTTAGAATCAATACCCAGTGTTGACAATGCTTTGTCCATAGCTAAACTTGGATTAATATTGTCTAATGCTAAAGTAGAACACCCCATTAACTCGCTGATCTTATGCTTAATTTCAACTTGTTCTTGAGAATCCATAGCTTGTTGAGCCATTTCTTCTTTTACTTGAGCCATGATTTCTTTCTTTAATTGAGCTTTCATAGAATCTAAAGAAATAGAATCTTTTGCTTCGGATTTTTTCTTTTCTAACTCTTCCTCTTTTTCAGAATCCTCAGCCTTTTTGTCCTCATCAGCATCTTTCGCTTCTTCCTCAGCGTCATTTGCTTTTTCTTCTTCCTTTTCAGAATCTTCAACTTTATCTTTTTCTTCACTATCTAAAGTAGCCTTTTTCTCTACTTCTTCAATAGTGCTTACAAGAGCTTGTAAATTCCCATTATCCGCAGGTAATCCGTTACTATCGTTAGCAATAGATTCTGAGAAAACCTGTTTTTGTTGGTTTGTGATAGCCATGCTATTCCCCTCTCTATCAGTTTTATTTAAAATTGGTAATGAATCGGCAACACATGCTGACTCACACCGTCCCTCATAGCAGATAGTAACGTGATTACATCTGATATTCGTTTGTTTGAAATCATAGGATTGACCTTTAAATGTACCTTGTTCTGCAACATAATCAACTAAATATCCAACAGATAAGCTATCTTTGCCCCCATTCAATACTAAGTCTTTTGCAGAATCAGTCCATACAGCCAGGCTATTGTATAAAGTATCGCCCATTACGTTTACTTTATCTCCAATTGTTCCTATGACTTCAAAATTTAGATCTAATAATTCTTGATCTCTGTTTTGTGAATTGTTATTAATAACATTATATGCTTGTTGAGTTCTATTGAATTTTACATCAATTGATTCTGAATCTACCATTACATGATCTTGTAGTAATGGCAATAAACGATAATATGGTTGGGCTTTTTTAATTTCAGAAAGTGGTCTGTATACTTGGACTTTGTCCCCATAAGCAAAACCCGCACTTGTGCCAGTTTCTAATGGAAAGTCAACACCGACAGTATATTCTACTATTTCTTCTTTAGTAAGTACGCAATTATCAACTATAAGACTGCCGTTAGCCTCATTAATGACTCTATTGCTTTTTTTGTCGAATGTAGCATAAGATACTACAAAATTTTGATTCACCCCAGTTTGCGTTTGCATAATTCTTTTTTTTATATTATACTTGCCTTGGTCTCAGTTCCTTGATTTGCTCATTGTGCTGAGACCGGCCTTAGAGGGGGTGAGACTCTAAGGATTAATTGCTCTAGAGGTTTATCTTATATTACTCTAGAGCTTTTTTACTTTCTGGCTTGGGTGAAAAGCCAATTACTTACTATTTATTATTATCAATGATTTTATCTAATTCATTCTTTATTTCTTTTAATATTTCATTTTTAAGAAATTGATTATTTAATTTTAATACATCATCAAAAATGTTTTCTTTTGTAGACGTCTGCTTTTTATCAAAAGTCATTCTTCTTATTAAGGTATCTAACAATTCATCTTTAAAAGAATTGGGTAATTGCTTGACTATACTAAAAATAGCCAATAAAGTATAATGATTCCAATCATTGATTTCATCAACTAAATTATATATAAAATCTTGATTATCTCGTGATTTTTCAACAAGACTAAGACCAAGATCTTCGCCTATTTCTTTAAATTTTAATTCACATGGTTTAAAAGGTCTAAAAGCATAATTTTCTTTATTTGTAGAAAAACACATTTTAGTAAAACTCTTATTGCTTAATTGTTCTTGTACTTTCTCTAAATCGGTATCATCATGCCCGCATTTAATTGGAGACAAATAAGCATTATATAAAGTAAATACTGTGTTTTTATCTTTAAGCTTTTTTAGTTTTATGTCCATGGGTACATTTGATTGTTTTTTTAAATCTATATCACAATCTTCTTCTTGTGCATGTCGATTTTTTTCTCTTTCAAGAATATCGGTAGCAAAATCTTTTATTTCTTCAATCGACATATTACACAAACCTTCAAGATACTCTCTCTCTGGATTATATTCTTTTTTGCTCATTGTATTGTCCTTTTAATCTAATTTTAAAACCATAACACTATAACACGTACAATTTATTTTTTCAGCTGGAAATATGTATTCCCCATCTATTAAACAACCTTTGTCAAGTTCAAACATTTTATTATTTGCCTCTAAGTGAGATTTTCTAGGTTGTTTATCTCCAAAGCTATGCTTCCACATATTATACTTAATACCTAAATCCTTTTGCCTTGCTGTGCTTATTGCACTTGTGGCTTTGTTGATTTGATCGTATGCAATGCGTTTAGCTCGTGCTTTTGTGATATTTTCGTACTTAATCAACTGCTCTGTCAAGTATTTTTTATCTCTACCACGCATTGATGCTTCCATTACGTCTCTTAATATGCTCTTTTGTACATCTTGCGGTATGTTTCTAATTAGTGCTACATTCTGAGCAATCAACGCTTCTTGGGATATTAGAGCATTCTCAGCATTCTCACTAAATGGCACGTACCAGTTACTTTCTTTTAACCCTCTTTTAGTAGCCTGAGTAACTAGCACAACATGCTTATCAACTTTA